CTAATCACCCAACCCCCGTCAAGGTTTGTGGGTTTCACGCGTGTTGCGCGGGATCGTGAGTACGTGCTACTCACGGAAATGCTGCTGCTAGCTTCAGTACGTTACTAGCAGTGCTTGCTATTTCACCTAACATTGGACTGCCTGTCAAGTTCGTTACACTTTTTGCCATCATGTCTTGTGTTTTTACTGGTCCTTCCATATTATTTCGAGCTTGTGTTGTGGGATTTATTGCATTTAAGACCCCCGCCAACCCCATCGGGTCGGCTGTTGCCTCCTTCAAATCCCGCACTGTCTGACCCACCACTTCCTGTAGCATTACTGCCTCAAACTCAAATGGTTGTCCTACTGCTGCCCCTTCTATGAAAAAACCCATATAATGGTCATATGATGCATCTGCTGGCTGCCCCGAAAAGTTCGAATAGAAGTCTGTCTTATAGTCGAACTCGGACGCCAGTGTCGGTGTGTACACCAAAGTGCACCAATTTCTGTCTACTTTGCACCGAAAGTGCGACTCGAAAGCCGCCATTCCGTTCACAGACAACTGACTCAATGACTCATGATTTGGCTGTTCTATAGCATGTATTATCCCTCCTCTCAATAGTTCCTGCCCTACATATCGTATTCGTATGCCCGCGCAAACAACGCGTGCCGTTACTCCTTGTAATGCTGAATTAACCACTAAAGCTGAGGTGGGATAGTCTCCATTAAAATTGAACCCTAGTTGATCAGCTGCTAGAGCTCCTGCTATATCCAAAACTGGGAATGCCGTTCCTGGGGAAGTCGTTGCTGACGAAGCTATTATTGGCATCTGGTCGTGACCAGGTCCATAATTATTGGCTGTTCGTCGTGGTGCCATGACTATATACCCCATCGAATTCACTCCTGTATAGAATGACCCTGATACAAATGTTACCGCCCGCCTTGATTTCAGGGGTGGAAACGTCGGAATGCAAGCATCTCGACCATCTTGTGTATCTGATTTCGTTTTCTTATTGTTTTGTGTATCCGATCCGCCTACCATACGGAATGGATTGGAGACTGCCATCGCATACTTATGCGCACATGCCGACATAGTATCCCATGGGTCTTTTTCGACTTGTGCTCCTTTGTTGCGAGGTGCTAATTGTACTTTCTTGTTTTGTTGAACAGGTTTATATTTTTTAGGTATAGTGATGCTTTGATTCTTCGGTTCCGGCGCATCATCTTTCTGGGCTTGTGGTCTATAGGTAGGTTTTGCCGGTGCCGGTTTGTTCTGTACTCGTCCTGGTGGTCGGTTTCTTCTTCCTCCACGCTGTTGTTGCGACATTTGATTACTAAACTCATATTTTGGGCCACCATCCGCCGAGGGTAAAATAGTCCCTCCCCTTGCTTCATACCCTAAGTAAAATTTAAATAAGTATTCTAGTTGAGGTGCTCCCAGCCTGAGAAACACCTTAACTTCGGGATTGGATGAGTTTTGAAATGTTTGGAGTACATGAACATATAGGTCACGATAAAAAGTTAAATCGTTATGTGGATATAGTAAGTGTAATATGGAGTAAAATCTGGACAAATATTGGCTATCTGACTGTCTTGACAGTGTATAGTAAATTGGTGTTACTAACCTATCAAAAGGCCATTTTGGTAACCATAAGTCTCTCATCTGTAGAAATGTAAAACCCAGAAAAGACAGTTTTTCAAGTGGAAGTTCATATCCCGCTACCATTGACTTCAATTCAAGTCCTAAGTCCGCAGCGTTCTCTTTAAACCACTTAATATCTACTATCAGAGAAAATTTTTCATCTACCGCAAAAACTCCATCATCACCAAACAAGGCTAAAACTTGTTCTAAAAGTAATTGTAATGACGGAAATTTTCCTGTTTTATCGAAGTATGCACACACGAGTAAATACACCCATGTTTCTATTGCTGCTTCTATATTCATAGGAGTGGTTGATCCCTGTCCAGAATTGTTTCCTCTCTTTCTTTCAATTAAATCTCCATTTGTTAGTTTCAGCACACCACGTGATGTATGGCGCACAATCCACTCTATCCGCTCTATCGAGTAGTTTGATTTTAGAAACCGGAATCGTCGTGGTACAACCGTCTTCAAATTAATTTGGCGGTCATACCCCTTCCAGTCAATCATTCCTCGATATGGTTTCGAGAGTAGTTTAATCGCTAATCGGTGAACCCCCCCCATAAATGGGTTGAATCCATAATACGACCACTCATACATCTTTAGATTTTCATTTGCCTCAGAAAAGGCTTGTATCTGGTAGTATAGTAGTTCATACGGTGGTGCTATAAAAGTTCTGCACTTCTTTGCCATAATATCTGTTGTATCCAACCATTCGTTCGATTTTCCTGTTGTACTATAGATTGGTATATGGTCTAGGTTGTACAGAATCTCTTGTTGAAACTGTGTATTTTCACTTACATCTAAACGTGTCTTGTAATTTTCTTTTCGCCATGGAAAACCCGGTGATTTTTTCATTAGTATTTTAGCTTTTGTTTGTTCATCCGTCAGGATCTGTGTCGTCAGAGGTACCTCTAGTATTTGCTCAACTAGTTCCAACATATAGTTGTATTGAGCACTCTTGGGTGTCCATCTTCGTGACTCGTCCATCTTTAGTTCTGATAAAGCTAAGTTCTCTATATTTAATATCGGGCTATAGTATTCTCCTGCGTCTTTCACATTATTAGTCCACGTGTCATGAGAAATCTTATATAATTGGGACGGTGAGCGACGTAATTCAAATTTCATGTCTCTCGATTTATGATATAATGCCCGTCCAAGTGGAGCTAGATTCTGATATAATCGCTCCGTAGATGCTCCAAAATCTACGTGCGCCTGGTATAGCTGACAGAAGGTCTTTACGCCAGCTTCTGTTCCCCCGATAGGGGATTCAGAAGCCAACCAAAATTAACGTCCGAGCTCACTCCTCCGTGTAAGGCCACCAACTTTCCATCGACAATGTAGGGGGATCCACACTGCCAATTTTCCGTTGTAGTACGGTGGTTGAGGTGAGTTCCATCGGTATACGCATCGACTAAATTCGCTACAAGAGTGTCTCCCGTGTTTGGTTTTATGGTCGCCATGTAGGCATCTAGACACTCCCCTTTTTGCAAGCTTGTAACTTTCATTTTTTTTAGTCCAGCGCATAGTGTAACGGGTAGATTAAAATAGAGACAATACGATATCTCTTTATTAGTTGAGAGTGGCACCCATTTCAAGCTTTTTAATAGATGTTTGTTGCGTTTTGAATCTTCAAACCAGCAATCGTCATTCAATGAATGTGTTGTGGTCAGTAGTACATCGGTTATCTTTCCTCCAGCAAATAAATCTGCTCGTACTGCCTGCGACCATATCTTTGTTTGACTATCGCCTTGTTTTGAAAATATTGTTAAACACGTCATGTGTGCGGGTGTTCTTGCAACTATTTGGGGTGTGGCCGTGCGTGCCTCAGATTTGATATGTTTTAAATTTTTTGCCTTTTTCTCTGGAGCTGGGGGGTTGGTTAAGACAAGAAGGGGCTCTGGCTCAATTTCTTGGCCATCCGCCTCATCGTTATTTGACTTTTCCGCTCGTTTCCTCTTACCAACACGTCCTCCTTTGCTCACAGAGCCTTTGCTGTCATAAATATCCTGTACTTCTAACTCAAAGGCATCCAATTGCTTCTTCAAAGCTTTTAGGCTTGCACTTGCCGCATCTATTTGGGTTTGATTACCGTGGGATTGAATGTCCTCCAGGTAGTCTTCTTCTTCTTGATAATGCTCTCTCAATTTCTCTCTTCGTTCACACATACGTTCAAATAGGTCCTTCTTCTCTTGCTCTTGTGCACGTTGATTCTCAGCTCGTTGAATATTCATTCCTTTTGTTCTCTTGCGTGCTTCTGGTTTTGTTCCCTGTTTGCTCACCCATACATAGACAATTATGAAGATTGCTGCTGCTATTAAAATTGGTATGTAGATATGCCACGTCTTTAAAAAAGACGAGTATATCTCATCCATTGCATACTTCACTACATCTATATAATTGGGATTAGCCGAACATTTACCCTGGGTTAGATAAACTACTCTTGCCTGCTGTGGTGTTTTCGCTCCTATTAGTTGTCCGTTAATTGAATATCGTGAATAACCTGGGATGGTTTTCACTCCATACGGCACACCTTTTTCGAGTTGTAACATTGCTAAGCAAAATGTAACCTGCTGTGCATGGGGTTCATCAGCACACTCGCTCGATACTATATGATGTTTATCCACATATATATATTGAGGCTTGTATTTTACCCATGTCGCCTGCAGTAGTTCTTTATCTTCCATTGATTTCACACGCATAACACACGCGAAATATTCGTCATGAGAAAAATGACTGTTCACATTTGCGGTTTGTAAGATGCTCACATAACATTTGTT